TTATCAGTACGATCCTAGTATGGGAGATTTGGGTGAATTTGGAGGATTGGAAAATTATGATCCTGAACCCCCACAAACAACTACTATTTCGGATGACTCAGATAGTGGTGATACTACTTCTGATGCTGTTTATGCTGCTCAACAGAAAAAAATGCTTGCAGATGCAGATGCTATGGAAAGACAGTATGGCGATGCATACGCATTACAAAGATCAATAGATGAGGAGTCTCCAACAGGATATCTTGAGAGTTATGGAGGAGGCGAAGGAATTACATCTGAAAGTCTCATGAAAAAAGGCATCCCTAAAAAATTAGTTCCTTATTGGAATGCATTAAAAGATAGAGGATTAAGTAATGAAGAAGCAGCAGCCAGATTATCAGGAATGGGAACTTCTGGACTTGCTAGTATGGAAGGAGCATATGATACAGGATATAGTTTCGGTGGTCCTATGGGTACAATGGAAGGGATTCAAAGAGATATAGCATCAGACTATGCAAAGAAATTAAAACTTAAAGAGCATTTAGAAAAACTTGAAGGCTTAGAAGGAAAAGAATTATCAGAAGAAGACATGGAGACTCGAAGAGAAGAGCTAATATCAGCTTTTAGAGATCATGCTAAAGAAATTGGTGGAAAATTTATTCCATCAACAAAATTCGGAGGTATAATGTCAGGATGGGAAGATACATTAAAAAGGGCTGGTAAAGAAGACTCATTACTTCATAAAGGTTTAGGATATCTTGCACCGGGAGCATTAATGACAAAAATTGGTGCAAGGGGATTAAATGCTTTAACTAAAGCTTTTGGAGTTATAGGAGAGTTCATAACTCCAGAAGGGTTGTCTTATAGGGTAATGGATGATGGAACTTTAGTTGCTCCAGATACATATGCTGATACAGATGAGGGTACTGTAGAACGTAAGCCTATACGTAGACCACCACCACTAGCACCACCACCAGAACCGTTAGAACAAAAGTTAACAGGAATGGAAGCACATTATGCTAATCTTCCTAAAGCAGCTTCAAGACAAGCATCTCTTCAATCCCAGTTTGATATTCTTGCCGCTACATATGGTAGAGAGCAAGCAGCAGCACTTCTTAATCAACCTGTAAATATTTTTGCATAGGATAAATAATGGCAACAGAAAGAAATCCATTTGATCGCATACCAGAAGAAGTACCTAATGTAGTTCCAATGGTTCCAGCAGAAGAATCAGAACTTGATGCTACGTTTGAAGTAGCGGATGATGGTGGAGTTATTGTAGACTTTGCCAGTGAAGATGTTATGATGGAACCTTCTGAAGATATTGCTGAATGGTATGGAGATTTATGTGAGACACTGGAAGAAACAGATTTATTTGAGATAGCTTCAGATGTAATAGGAAATTATCAGGCAGACAAAGATTCCAGAGGAGAATGGGAGTCTATGTTTGAAAGAGGATTTGATCTGTTAGGTTTAAAGCTTGAGCCGGGGTCAGAACCCTTTGAAGGAGCATGTACAGCCGTACATCCACTCCTGATTGAGTCAGCAGTCAAGTTTCAGTCAAAGGCTTCTGGAGAACTCTTTCCAAGTTCTGGTCCTGTAAAAGCCAACATACTGGGTAAACATACACCTGAAAAAGAATTACAAGCTAACAGAGTACAGAACTTTATGAACTATCAGGTAACTGAACAGATGCCTGAGTACTTCGATGAGTTTGAAAGAATGTTGTTCCATCTTCCCCTGATAGGATCAGCATTTAAAAAGACATACTATAGTTCTACACTTAAACGTCCTGTCTCTGAATTTATTCCCATAGATCAATTCTATGTGTCTTACTTTGCAACTGATCTGAGGAATGCAGATCGGTATACACACGTTATCTACAAGAGTCCTGTAGAAATACAGAAAGATGTACTGGCTGGTGTCTATAAAGAAGTAGATCTTCCTATTCCTGAAAATACTCCTGTTACATCTTTCACAGAAAGAATGGATACTATACTGGGCATATCTCCTTCTGCTGATAAAGATCCTCAGTATGTATTGCTGGAACAACACTGTTATCTTGATATAGAGAATAAAGATCAATCTCTTCCCTATATCGTAACAGTAGAACAACAGTCCAGACAGATACTCAGTATTCGTAGAAATTATGAAGCCAATGATCCGACTATGGAGAAGAGAAGTCACTTTGTCCATTACAGGTTTGTACCCGGATTTGGTTTTTATGGATTGGGCTTGATACACTTTCTTGGAAATTTAACAATGAGTGCAACTGCTGCAATGAGATCCCTAATAGATGCAGGTCAGTTTGCCAATCTTCAAGGAGGTTTCAAGGCCAAGGGACTTAGGATTGTTGGCGACAACGAACCTATTTCTCCCGGTGAGTTCAAGGAGGTTGACGCAACTGGAATAGATTTATCAAAGGCTATTATTCCTCTCCCCTATAAAGAGCCTTCCCAAACACTATTTCAGATGTTACAATTCGTAGCTACTACAGGTCAGAAGTTTGCGGATAGCACAGAGCAGGTTATCTCTGATGCTGCCTCCTATGGACCCGTTGGAACAACTATGGCTCTCCTTGAAGCCAGTAGTAAGTTCTTCACCGCCATACATAAACGTCTTCATAAATCACAAAGAGATGAATTTAGAATACTGGCTAAGATCGATTATGATTATCTTCCCAACGAATATCCTTATGATGTCCCATTTGAAGATCGTAGTATATTTAAAAATGATTTTGATGGAAGAGTAGATATTATACCAGTATCAGATCCTAATATACCTTCTAATGCCCATCGAATGATGCTGGCTAATATGGCTCTTCAGATGGCGCAACAGTCTCCTCCCGGCATGTTTAATATGGAAGCACTGAACAGAACAATACTTCATGCAGCCAACATGCCTAATCTGGAAGAAATACTCCCTCCCAAGATAGAACCTAAACCTATGGACCCTGTGTCGGATATTATGGCTGCTACAAAAGGAATACCAATAGCAGCCTTTCCGGGGCAGAACCATGATGCTCATATTCAGGTTAAGATGGCCTACCTACAAGATCCTGCCAATGGAGCCAATCCTATCATGCAGAGGATACGTCCTCTTCTGGAAGCTAATATACAAGAGCATTCAGTTATGAAATATCAGGAACAGATGAATGGAGTAGCACAGGGTATTCTTGAACAGGCAGGACCAGAACAGGCACAAAATCCTGCCGTAGTTGAAATGGCTATGGCTCAAGCATCACAACAGGTAATGAATGCTAATCAGGCTATGGGTATGGCACAGTCTCCAGAGCAGCAGTTGGTATCTTTGGAACAAGCTAAGGTAGAGTTAGAGAAACAGAAAATACAATCTGATACAATGGTTCAAGCTGCTGAGATGGAACTGAAGAATAAAAAGCTGGAACTAGACGAGAATGAACAGATCATCGGAATGTTAAAGGATGGTGCTACAGATAACTTTAAGAAAGAGAAAGCACAACTTGATAGAAATTCCAAGAAAGAAATAAAAACGATGGATGTTTTAGCAAAGGTCGGCATAGAAGAAGCTAAAATCAATGCTGAAGATGAACGTGTTAAAGAAAGAATTATGAAAGACATTCTGGAACAAAATAAGAAAGATAGGAAAGATCTGGATATGAAGGGTCTTGAAGCCTTAGTTAAATTAGCAATTGAACAATCCAAGAAGGAGAGTAAGAATGACAATAAAAATTCCACAGATGACGAAGGGTAAAGGTTATATTACCTATAAAAAAACCAAATCTGAGAAACCAATGACTTATGGAGATCCATTTAAAGCTGACTGTATTGGCCCATTAGAATCTAGGGCTGATCTTAATGAATGGGATTATGATATGTTTAAATTCCCATCTCCTATAAAAGGTAAAAAAACTTAACCAATGGAAATTTGGGATGAGGTTATTCAAGAGTTTAATGAAGAAATTCAAAAACTCAGATTAACAATTAGTGGTGGGGCTGCTGAAGATTATGCTCATTACAGACAACTTGTAGGATCAATACAAGGTCTGGAATGGGCCAGAGACAATCTCACTGAAATTATTAAAAAGCGAACTTACGCAGACGATGAGGAGTAAAATGCAACAAGTACAAATGGGTAAAGCCATCAAAAATGATTTATGGATTAGTGATCCAGAAGAAGTAGAAGATCCAGAAGTACTACCAGAACTACCGGGATTTCATATTCTGGTACGTCCAATATCTGTAAAGAGCCAAACAAAGGGTGGTATCCTTCTACCAGACTCAACTAAAGATGATATGTCTTATCTTACAACAGTAGGTAAGGTATTGGCTCTAGGCGATCTGGCATATCTGGATAAAGATAAATTTCCTGCTGGTGCATGGTGTAATGTAGGAGATCATGTATGCTATGGTAAACATGCAGGAACTAAACTTTTCTATAAAGGAGTTAGAATGATTTTACTGTTTGATGATCAGATTACCATGAGAGTAGAAGATCCTAAAGATCTTGATCCTACCTTTAATTTAGGAAAAGGATAAGAAGGACTTGCCAAAAGATTAAATTTATGGTATAATAGAAGTATGGTAAAATTTTTTTATATACGTTAAATCGTTGATTTCGTAAACAGCGGAGGTAGAAATGGAAGAAAAGGAAGGATGGAGCGATATAGAAGTTCCGAATGAAGAGCAGAAAGAAGTAGAATACGAAATAGAAGAAGAGGAAGAAGTAGAAACTAAACCAGAACCTGAACCAGAAGAAAAGAAAGAAGAAGAGCCTGAACTGGAAGGTATCGAAACAAAGGGTGCTGAAAAAAGAATAAGACAGCTTATCAGACAAAGAAAAGAACGTGATGAACAGATTACTGCTCTCATCCAAAAAAATGAGGCACTCTCAGGAAGCCTCAGAACAAAAGATAAAGAAGTAACTCAAGTTAATAAATTAAGTCTTGATGCTTCTGAGAAACAATTAACTGATAAACTTGAGCTTGCCAGAACAGTTTATATGGAAGCTTTTGAAGAAGGAGAAAAAGAGAAGCTTTTAAAAGCGCAGGAAATGTTGAATGAGGCACAGGCTGATCTGAAGGCAGTCTCTTCTGCTAAACGAAGTTATGAAGAAGTAGAAGAAGTTGCTCCAGTACAGCCTCAGTATCAGCCTCCTCCTCAACAAACCACTGATCCCAGAGCCGAAGAATGGGCTGCAAAGAATAGTTGGTTTGGACAGGATAATATAAAGACTGCTGCTGCATTAGCTATAGATGCAGAACTTAAAAGCGAAGGCTATGATCCTACTGACAATGATTTTTATCAGGAAATTGATAAGAGAATTAACAAAGCGTTTTCTCAAAATGTGGAGGAAACTACAGAACGTGTGCAGGAAAATACGTCACCACCTGCTCAAGTAGTATCGGGGAGTTCACGCTCCTCCCCATCCAGTTCTAGTAAAGTCAAACTATCAAGAGAAGATGTTAGGCTTGCACAGAAATGGAATATACCACTTGAACAGTATGCTGCCGAAAAGCTCAAAGTTGATGGAGCAGACGGCAATTATACTAATATAACTTAGCGTGGAGGAATGAAATATGACACGAAATGAAACACGTAGTAATACTAATCGGGAAGCTAAAACAAGAGAAGTTGAAGAAGAGTTTGTCTTTGAGGAGCCAGATGCCCTCCATATACCAGACACGGTAAAAGCAAGATTTGACGCAGACAATATGTCTTTACGTTGGATTCGCATATCTGTAAAAGGACAGGATGACATCACTAATGTTGGTAAAAATCAGCAGCAGGGATGGGTCTTCGTAACTTCTGATGAAGTTCCTGAAATGGGCATTACATCCTTCGTAAGGGAAGAAGGTCGTTATCTTGGAGCCGTCTGTCGTGGAGACGTAGCGTTGGCAAAGAAGCCAACCGTAAAGGTAAAGGCTAGACAGAAATTCTATGAGAAGAAGGCTAATGATATGATGGATGCAGTAAATGCACAACTGATGAAAAACTCTGATTCTCGTATGCCAATTTCTAACACAAGTAAATCAGTAACAACAAGAGGACGACAACCGTCTTTTCAAGACTAGTCGGCCCCTTACAACTTAAGGAGATGAAACATGTCTAGTACAAAAGCATTTCGTGGTTTTGTCCCTGCTCGCATGAAAGGTGGTGCTTATAATAATGAAGCTGTGACCGATATGATCGTACTCGCTTCAACAGGACAAGCACAAACCCCTAGTAATAGTATCTTTACTGGTGATCCGTTTATTTTACCGGGAACCAATTTAGCTACGATTACGCCATTTATTAATGTAACTCTAAAACCTTCAGGGGTTTTTATGGGTTGTCAATATGTTGAAAATGGGGAGCAAAAGTTTTCCCGGTATTGGCCGGGTGGAACAAGTGCCACAGACGTTAAATTTTTTGTAATAACTAATCCTGATCAGACTTATCACATCCAATGTTCTCTCACTTTGTCGGCTGCTGAAGCTGCAATTTGTTTGAACTATCCTGTTACTGTTAGTTCTACTGCCTCTTCAGGCAATACTGTTACTGGACAGTCAAGCTATTACTTGCTTGCTGCTTCTGGTGCAGAAACTGAATTAACATGTCGGGTAATTGGACGTTCTAAAGATCCTGATGAGAAGACTAATGATGCATACCCAATCGTAGAGGTCTGGTTGAATACACACCGTGATCGTTACGTGACGGCTACCGCATCTACGGCTTAATAGGAGGAATGAATAATGGCTATAAATAGAGCTAGTATTGCTAAAGAACTCCTTCCGGGCCTAAATGCTGTATTCGGAATGGAGTATGGAGAGG